GGCGTAGATTACACCATGCTTTCCACTCGACCTATCTTCCCTATGGCTATGCCAAATACCAGCAAAAGGACTGCCTCCAAAGTCTCCGTTTTCGGGTGACGCAAAGAAGCCGTCTAAATCAGCAGCAGAGTTTACAGCGTTTGCTGTAGTCACATCTCCTATTGCTCCATCGGTCATAGGGGTCAGATACAGTGGGCTGTTCCTCAAGAATGTCCTTCTGTCAAAGATGGTAGCAGTTGCGCTCAGCGAAGCGTTGATGTTAGCCGCACCACCTGTTACGGTATATCTCAATACCGCTAGTACAGTTGAGTTATGATTTAAGTCAGTGTTCGCTGTGATACTTGGGTCTGACAAGAAGCGGTTAGGAATCAAAGGTGTACCCGCAGAAGCGGTTACTGGAGTTCCCATCTCATACATGAGGTGGGCTTCCGGCGAACTTCTACCAACCAAATAGATGACAACGAACACTTCACCGCTTGAACTAGGTACGCTAGGTAGGTCGCCAGAAAAGTTAGTACTGGTACCTATAGTGAATGCCTCTGTGCTTGCTGGACCGTTAGCGAACTTGTACATTATTCCATCAAGTACGCAATAACCGCCGTTGATAGTAACTACGCCACCACTTGATACTGTAACGAAACCGGGTGTACCTGTTACGATACTGTTTCTCAAAGAGTCACCAGCAGCCCCGTCGCCTAATCTGATGATACCGTTGCCATGCAACCCCTCGTAAAGATTGGTAAGGCTAGGGCTGGTAAGCCCGTCACCGTCTCTTAGTCCCTGTGAATTTGCACCGTAGCCTGTTGCACTTGTATGGCCTGCTTTTGGATTGGTCATTGTCCCACCTCGATTATTGCTGAGAATTTAATTTCATTGTTAGCAGTCTTTTCTATAGAATTGTAGGTGTATCTACAGAAGTCAGTTGTGTCTGTAGAGTCGGTTGGATTCTTATATCTAATAACCACTTCTCTCAAAGGTAGCGTGAAACTCACATCTAATGACAGTTTTGCTTCAACCGACAGCGTGTTATCGTCTATGACTTTGACATCGGGTGTAACGACCACTGCTGGCCTACCTATACCCCCATCCTGCTGGGTGGCGACTGTTCCGTCGAACCCAAACACTACTTCGTTTATTCTCGCTCTCAATGTATCTATCAAAAATCTGGCTCCTTCATTTAGTACGGGCACTATCATCCTCTCCTTGTCTTAGAATATTTAGTCTGAACGACACCTATCTTGAGATAGTCGTTTCTGGATTCTGGTAAGGTGTCTGGCAACAGGTACAGTTCTTCATTGTCTAGCACTGGGTGAACACTTCTTGATTTAATGACGACTGTAGTCGCACCCATACTAGCAGAATGGATGTGACCTAACTTATTACCACTAGAAGTGTAGACTGCTTGATTATCCGTAGCAAATACGGTACTAGCGTCTGGGACTCCATCTACTGTAAAAGATGTAGTACCTATAGCGTAACCACCACTGTTGTCAATCAAAACACCTGTGCTTTCTAGCCTACGACCTCCATGTATAGTGTCTCTGTTAGGCTGACCAAGATTAAATCCTACTCCTCTGTTAGAATCTACTCTTTCAGCGATTTGCCAACTGACTTTTATCTTCAAGCCAAAAGATGTGCTGAATTCTTCGACGCTAAACTGTCTATTCCTGTCAAAGTTGTCATCTAGCGTACTACTGATGTCTACTTCTTGGAATTTCTGCAAAACATCCTCAAGTGTACCATCAACTGAGTTGACATGAAGGTCTGACTTGCGATTTATTAAATCATAAGTGCCGCCTAGCACTATTTTCTTCTCACTGTCGTGTCTAGCCTGATAACTTACCAAATCACCGGGCTGAACGGCAGTTCCTGCCAAAACATCACTATATTTCTTAGAACCAGTGGCCTTTTTAGCCATTCTCAACATATTCTGACCTATTTTTCTGGCACTAGCCTTAGTTAGAGCAGTCGGAGCCGATATTCCGCCCGGTACTTCGTTCACAGTGTCTACTTGAGTGCCAAAGTCATCTACTTGGACTACATTTTGGTCATTATTAGCCCTCGACTTGCCTCTAACTACCACTCTGTTAGGTACAGCGTCATTATTGTTCTCAGATGTACCTCCAGATACTCTATTTTCATTCAAAAAGTGCTCTCTTTCTACCTGAGTCTGAGGTACATAGAGCAAATTACCAAATCTGTCGCTTCTAGGCGAGTAATAATCATGTTTAGACAGATATCTGAGAGCAGTAATCGAATCAACACCGTAAAAGTCCATAGCCAAGAAAGTTCCACTGGGTGTAGCGACCTTTATTCCGTTGATTGAACTCTTAGAGGAGTTACCTACCTTGATTGCTAGGTCAGAAGTCCGTAGCCCTACCCCCACTTTCTGAGCAAAACGGATAGTTTTGTCAGTAAAGCCTAGGTCATGTAACTTTCTACCCTTCAAGTTCTCTATTCCGTACCTATTACCCTTGTTTGATGTCTTGATTTCGGACATAACCAGCGCTTGGGTATGGTTCTCACTACCAACAGCCAGCGCAGGCAAGGTGCTAGTAGTGGTCACTTTGTCACCATCATAAAATAACGAGCCCTCATAGGTCATACTGTCTGTCGGATTGTGAAGCAAACGGATAGTATCTTCTTCCTCGATGAGTTTGTATCTGCGCTCAGGTGTAGGTATGAAGTCCGTCTTAGTAGGCTTATTAGCCGCAAAGCCAGCCTTTACTTTGGTGTATTGAGCGTGGCGTACAGCGTTATCGACAAAGCGTGGCTTACGAATCTTCTTCATCACAGTGTTCTGAGCAGCGTCTGCTCGACCTGTTGCGAGATTCTTACCTAGCGCCATGTTCACTCCCCACTATGGTCTCCTGTATTATAAGATGCATCCCCTTTGCTACCCTTTGGATGTAGCGTCTGGCTGTGTCTTGGCTGAACACTGTAATCCCCCTCATCATCATCTATAGAACGACGACTTGCGTCGGCTCGGAAGTGCTCAAGAGTATTTTCTGACATGACCATTCTAGCGACTGGGCTGGTAATATCTGACTTATCATAACCTGTGACATCGACACCGGGTATGTTAGGTCCTTGGCTGACAGGTACAGTTGTACTGGTCGCTGGGTCTACTGTATAGACAGGTGCGTAAGGCGGATTACTTGGAGTACCTGTACGAGCACCCGGTGCATCACTAGTAAACATACCATACTTACCACCAGCAGTAGCCCTGTAGAAGTTTGAGTTTTCTTGAGGGCTGCTACCTTTCAACGCTACATAAGACCTAAACATCTGACTGTGCTTGAAGTCTAACCCAAACGCTGGTCTGTACAAGAATTGTATGTTGCTATCAGAGTTGTTGATGTTCTGAGATATAGGGTCATGGTCATCATCTTGGTACGGGTTGGAAGGGTTCCAAGTACTTTGAGATATACTGATATTATAACGGATACTTAGATAACCCTCTACTAAATTCATCTCGGCTTCTGTTAATTTTCTATTGTAGTGTATAACTTCTGCTATTTTCCCTAATAGTGGGAAAGTATTTGGAGAGGGGCCATCGTTTAACCGACCTAATTGAGTTGGCTCTGATTGATTCTTATGATAGTTAGGAGTAGAACTCGCTACATCTACACCATCAATTCTAAGTTTCTTTGCAGTGACTACTCCTCCTACACCGTTACCGCCTTCTATAGATAAATTAACTATGTTGGGCGTATCGACAACAGCGCTTCCCGTAGCGGCAGTAAGTTCTGTATTCCAACTACTTGCGCTTCTACCAGTCCAATATTCCCATCTATTGTTACTACCTGACATATTAGCGTATACATTGTAACCTCTTAATCTAGTTGGACTGGTTAAATAACTTCTACTTTCATAGCCTAATTGGTAGTTATTGTTATCATTATTAGTAGACATCACTAAGATTGTAGTAAACTCGTTAGTATTAAGACCAGCGTCAAAAGCCCTTAATAAAGCATCATTGCTACTGAACTGAACACACGGTTTGTTGTTAAATGTGGAGTCTGATGCCACAAAGGTTGGTTTGTCATTAGCGACTGATTGACTGAAATCTCTGCCGTTTCCACTACGGTCTTTCCATTCCGAAATAGTATCCCCGTTGTCTACTGTTATGGAGTCGGCTCTCAGCCAAAGAGCCAAACCACTTTGTGGTATTTGTTGACCCCATCCTTTGACATCTAGGTTACCAGCATGTTTGTTCCAGTCCATCACATAAGTACCACCAAGTGGCCACATAGCATGTGCGTCAGAGTGCTTGACTACACCAGTGACAGGAGCAGAACTCCAATCAAGAGCAGTCATATCTAAATCTTTGAGAGTTCTACTTCCGAAGTTATATGCTCCTCTAATGTTAGTCCTTTGTCCAACTTCTCTGTCTGTATGTAGACTGTGGGCTTCTGTCGACATAACGATATATTCTCTACTTACACCGTCGTTTAGTTCTGCAATGGTGTCTACATCCAGCCCCAATCTGACATCATCTCTTGATACAGGCTCAGCACCTCTAGTATCTGCGTTGACAGTTTCGATAGCCTCACCGACATGTGCGCTAGGCTTGAGCAGCCCGTCATCAGAATCTAGGTCTACTCTATCGCTGATGCCTCTTTCAATTTCACCAGCCCGTAATGTC